GTGCGTATGCGCAACAAACCCCCGTTTCGGACGCGGGCCAGCGCCAGCGTCATGGTGTCAACCTCGTCGTCATGCTCGCCGCTGGGGAACGCCAATATCTCTTCAACAGTGGCTGCAGCCCATGCAGTTTCTGGAAACCATACGTGCCCGGAGGCAAACAAGTCTGATACCGCATTAAGCCGCGCAATTTTATCCTGCCCTTTGCCCGGGCTGAAGTCCTGCACAAATATACCGGAGCGACGCATCTCATCAATCAGCGGCTGGCCACTGGCCTTGGCCTCAACAATTACGCTGTCCGGCTGCCACTCTTCATACTGCTCGTGGGCCATAACTTTGAGCTCAGGGAACTCGTACTTACCCTTGACCTTGTTCAGCAGGATCACATTTGTGCTGTTGTCATTGTCGTTCGTCCACACACCCCACGTATGGCACACCGAGAAGTCCGATCGCTGCTTAGTAGTTAGCGCCGTGTCAAAGGCTTGCACGAGAAAATCTATAGGAGGCGGGTCGTCTTTAGTCCACCATTTGATCCACTCTCGCTTGATAATGGCAGCTTCGGAGGCGGTTGGGTTCTGTTGGTACTGCGCATACCACTGCCACATTATGTGGTGCATGGACGCCCGGGTCTGCTGCAAGGCCTCCAGTGACCATTGTTCTGGCCAGATTGACTTCTCCCGGTCGGTGCCTTCGTTCAAAATGGCAGGGAATTCAAAGGCTTCGTAGTCGTCGCCCCCCTCGTTCATGGCCGAATCCTTGAGCAGACGCCCAATTAGGTCTCGCTGGTGCCACCGAGTGTGCAAAACACAGATTTTTCCCTCTGGCATGAGACGCGTACGCAAACCAGCACTGAACCACTCGTAGGTAGCGTCCAAAGAATTGGTGTTTCCAGCCTTAATGTCCTGCTCGGACAGCGGATCGTCAGCAATTATGAGGTGGGCACCCCGTCCGGCCAGCGCACCACCCACACCAATCGAAAAATACTCGCCTCCACGGGTCGTATTCCACTGTCCAGCGGCTTTTGCGTCCGCAGCAATGGCAGTTTGGGGGAAAATCCGCTTGTATTCCGCCGTATTAATCAAATTTCGCACTTTTCGGGCCATAACCAAGGCCAAATCAGCCGTGTGGGACGCCACAATCACCTTGTGGTCCGGGTGTTTACCCAAATACCACGCTGGGTAGTAGATAGAAATCATCTGGGACTTGCCCATACGCGGAGCCATACTCACGGCTATGCGATTTTTGACGTTCTGCTCCACGTCCATGAGCAACGCACCCAATCTTTTGAGGTGGGTACCAAATTTGTACGTCTTATCTAAGGCAGCAATGAACGCAAGGAAGTCATCTTGGGCCAACTGCACCCGCTTGCGCTCCTCCAACTCATCAAACATGACCAGCAACTCAGCCGCTTCTGATCGCGGCATGTGCTTAATGATCCTCTCGATCATCTCGCTGGTTAGTTCTGTCTGCATCATCCCGTTACGTCTGCCATATTGAACTCGATATCTGCAGCGGCTCGGCGTTGGGGCTCAAACGCTTCGCTTTCCACTACCCGGGTGAGGCGCTCCCGCAGTAACTGTTCCAGCTCTTCCGTGGGCCGATGGCGCATGGTTATCTCAGTCTTGTCCGTGAACAACCCAACGTCACTAATCTTGCCCAACATCTCCAGAGACTTAAGACGAATGCGCGGGTCGGCATTGGCACTCTCTAATATGAGCTTGTTGGTGATGTACGTACGGAGTTGTGCAGCTGACTTGACGACGAGGTGGTCGTATTCCTGCAGGAGCGCCCCGAGGTGGGTTATAACTTCTGGCTTGGCTAGATCGGCATCGGTAGCTACCTGCCTGCCCATAAAGATGGAACGTTAGACTTCCGCATCTTCTTCGGATATCTCAAACGGCATGGAGTCCGTGTCATGCAGAGACGCTAATGCTGCAGCTACCCGTGTGTCTAGGGACTCAAAGGTCGGGCTGAATTCCGCAAGAGGAATGTCGTTATCAATGGTCAGGGTATACATGGAGGGGGCCGCACTCCTTAACGTGTTGGGCAGATTGTATTATATTTTTTCGTGTGGTGTTATTTTTGCACCCGGGGGTGTTTCTAGATTGAGGGGGGGGGTATAGGCAGGTATACAAAGTTGTGACGTGGTGTCTTTGGATCGATCACTCAGTGTAAATGCATGTGGCGGAGTCCCATTGTCAGTTTGGGGGGTCGGGGTACGGTGGGGCAAAGTTATAACGGTTATAAGTTTGGATTAGTTCTAAAGGTAAGTTACAATACATCCATCGGCAAACAGTGGCCTTCACTGCCCGATAACTTGGAGATATGTATGTCACGTTTTCTCGAATCCGCAACCGCAACCGTCGAGGCTTCAACCTTCGACACGGCCTTGATTGAAGGGTTGTTCAACGAATCCGCCAATGCAATGGCTGCCCTTGATGCTGCCGAATCCAACGCAATTGATGTACGAGCCCGCGAAATAACTCGCATTATGGACAGCATGCGGTTAAAAATGTCAGTACCAATGGCGCAGTTTCTCAAGGGCAACGCCAAGACAAACCCCGCGCGTGCGGACATCAAAGTACTCTTTGAAGCCCTTACCGCCGATGGCGTGCTAGGTGAGATCAGCCCGAATACCGCGTCGATGTACGCCAGTAATTACTGGCTGTGCTTCGAAGAAGGCATCCCTTTCGACGTCAGAGCACGAATCAAAAAGGTAGAAAAGGCCAAACTCAAAGGCACGTCAACCAAAAAGGTTGACGTTGAAAAGTATGGTAAAGAACTAGTTAAGGTGCTCGCAATGGCGCGCATGCTGCAACGATCAGACGACGCCGCCGCGTTGCTTGATATGATTGTTGAAATTGACCCTGAATTCGTTGAAGCATAAAGTTATAACCGTTATAACTTCCCCGGCTCAGGCCGGGGTTTACTTACACCTAACGAAAGCCTCTAATGTATCAAATGTACAAAGTAATGCAAAATGTCATTCACCCCGAAACCCGCGCCATTATGCTGCGCGCCGGATCGACCGTCTCCGCCGCTCGAATTGATGCATTACGAAAGCTTACCGGATTCGACAGTACGCCCGACCTACTGGCCGCAGGGGTACTAACGCAAGCGCCGATCTACCCCGGCAATTCCGACCATTGTGCTTTGCGCGCATATTACGCCAACAAATAACCAATCCCGCCCCCATCAGCCCGCTTCGGCGGGCTTTTTTGCGTCTAAAACTATCACTACTATCACTTTGCCCTAATGCAAGTGAGTGAGCATGGCACAACTGTCATAGGTGCGTGAGTGAGCGTGAGCCCGGCAAAAACTTATAACCGTTATAACTTCGAGTGAGCGTGAGCCCGTTACGCGTGTTACGGCATGTTACAAACGGCCTGTAACCGCAGAAGTTGGCAAAGGGCAATTTTTTCTCTATATAAATCAATGAGTTACGAGAGAGAGAGAGAGAGATAGATATATTATTTATTGTATTGTTACAGAGTTACAGTCTTTTGAGAGTGAGAAAAGCCATAACCGAATATGGCATAATAGCAATTGGCTGAGATACGCGTTTATTTGTATATTATCATTACTACATATGAGATTTTGGGTTTTTTCACTCCAAAACCTTGTACAGCCGTAACTTTACAATTTTTAGACCACTTTCTCTTCTGAAAACCACGTTACCGCACCCCTGTAACACATTTCACTTTTCCGTAACCCTCGTAACGTGCCTAATGTAGTAAATGTGCGGTATACTTGAGGCCCCAACACCCTAGGAACCCCTATGCAAATCACCCTCAACCTCCCCGATGCCGTAGTCTCCCTGCTGGGCGACGCGCCCGAACGCACCATCTACAAGCTAATCAAGGCCCATCTAGCCTCACCGACTGGCACGGCTCCCCGTGGACGCCCCATATCAAATGCCGAACGCGATGCAGCCATTGCGGACAAAGCCGTGGCAGGGGTAACCCATGCAGCCATAGCTAATGAGTACGGGCTATCTAACATCAGAGTCAGTCAAATCGTGGCGCAAGGGAAAGCTGCCGCCCTTATACGTAATCCCACCCCCATACGTAATAAACGCACCCTAACCCCTGAGGACATACGTAATATAAACCTCATGCGTTCCGAAGGTGCGATGAATACCGAAATCATGCAAACATTTAGTATTACCATAGACGAGTTGCAAAGCGCGTTGTGGAGCGCACCTACTATTGCACCAAAACCTATTATTACTACTACACACAAACCTACTACCCCCGCGCCTTCGCACGACTTTGAGTTTGACATGAAGGACATAACTGGATGACCACCAAGCTAGCCCTCGACCTGCCGGACGACTTTGCCAAAGCCCTTGCAGACAAACACCACAGCCATGACCTACACGAAGCCGCAGCCCATGCCCTCACCATCTACCTACACCCCGAACGCGCCTTCACCGAGCGCAACCAAGCCATACACGATGCCGTCAACTCCGGCATACCACGCGGGCAAGTGGCCAAGAACTTCAACCTATCCCTCATACGCGTGCACCAGATAATGGCGCAAAGCGCAAAGTTATAACGGTTATAACTTTCAAAAAGGCTTGACAAGGGGGGTATAGTGTGTTATACTACAACCATCGACTTGGAGATCGTTCCGAGTTATGGGTAGCCTTACACCTATGCGCCCTACGTTCATTAAATTTGCCGACAACATGGGGTTAGAAGTAACCGTAACTTATAACGGTTATAACTTTCTCCCAAATAAACCGCCGCTGCCAAGATGCAGAAGCCGACAGTCCCAAGACTTCCTCGGTGAATATGGCGTTGGGTAGTCAGTCCCAGCATTGTGTGGTGTAGCGTATCGATGCCTTGAGAGCATAGGTACTGCGGTTGATAGCACAATGCAAATCGTACGCATAGTAAATAACTCACATATATAACTGCGACGCTCTCGCGTAGAGCCTAGCGTATAGGGTATGGGGACAACCCTGCCCTATGCGATGGAATCGCCATCACACACTAAAGGAAAAACCATGCATGAGTACCAAGTAATCAATAAGCAAACCGGCGAAGTAATAGACGAAGGATGCTTTGCCAACCGCCTCGAATGGAAGTACCTTGGCCTCGGGTACAAGTACTTTATGAGAAACACCACCACGGGCATCGAGTGGGATATGCCCCAATCAGCAACTAACCCCCGCTAACTTATAACCGTTATAACTTCTAAGGAACCATCCATGACTGAGTGCCAATGCGGTGAAGATATCCACCCGGCCCGAGCCGCTCTCGGATACCGCCACTGCCTACCATGCGGTGAGATGTATGCACGCCAAGCCCGCAAGAGCTGGACGGTGGTGCAGGAGTACACAAAGGGCAATTACCAGCTGGTGACCGCCAGCGCAGCCTACGTAACCTTACGACAAACGAATCCAAAAGCAACCCGCGCATAAACTTATAACCGTTATAACTTAAGGACTAACCATGACACCGTATGAAATTCTCAAAGACCGCTTGGCCAAACACATCTACAAGCGAGGTGCATACAAGGGCGACGCCCCGATGGACAAGCGCAGCAAGTCCCACTTCCGAGTAGTGCAGGGGCCGGACCTTATGTATGTCCGCATGTACAACACCAACATCCTGACTGCCTTCCGCAACGGCGAGTTCGAGATCAACCTCAACGGGTACGATCCAAGCAGCACAACCCGAGCCAACATCAACCACGCCTTAGGCGTATGCCGCCAGCATGTGAGCATCAACAACCATAACATCATGGGCTTGAGTCAGTGCACCGTGTACGCCAATGGCTCCCGATACGTGTATTACGACGGCATTAGATTTAATCAACACGGTGAGCTGGTGTCCACACCCAAGCCGTTCGAAGCGCGACGCATCGACAAGGAGGAGAGCAAGGGGTTCATGGACAACCTCAAGGTGTCAAGGTTCAAGGACGTGTTTCCCTTGCTGTATGCCACCTGCCCCACACCCGACGGTGCTCCCATTCTGCCCAGATACTGGGACGACTACCTGCAAGACGCCGAGCAAGCGCACCACTGGCCCCACATTATCTCGGAGTACAAGTACCGCCTAGGGCGGGATAACGGCACCTACGGCTACTACGAAATCGACAACGCCAAAAGATGCTGGGCCCGCATGATGGCCGAAGCCAAAAAACATATGTACAACAACATACTCACGGAGGTGACCAAACTGTAAGTATCACGTAAGCCACCATATATGGTGTAACCAAACATCTAATACAAACTTATAACCGTTATAACTTTCAACCCGTAACCTTACGAGAACATCATGAGTGTATCTACAATGAACGTAACTCTTTCCCAAGCATCTACCCTTATCCGTACCGTTGGCCAGACCAACACCGTCCTGCTGCGTGGTCAACCCGGCATCGGCAAAACGTCAGTCCTGTACGGACTGCAAGAGCACTTCCCTGACCACTTCGTTGCGTACATCGACGCTGCGTGCTTGGACCTCGGTGACTTCGCAATGCCGGTCGTCGACCGTGAGGAACTAATAACCGAGTACGCACCCAATGCTCGGTTCGGTGTAGGTCGCAATCAGACCAAGCCCATCTGCATGATGATCGACGAGGTAGGCAAGGCGTCCCGTCCTGTGCTGAACATGCTGCTGCCCCTACTGCTTGAGCGCCGCATCGGTGACCTGTACTTGCCAGCGGGTAGCTTCGTGTTCGCAACGACTAACCTAGACACCGATGGCGTGGGGGATAACATCCCAGCCCATGCCTACAACCGCATGAGTGTGGTCAACGTGGCCAACCCAACGAGCGACGAGTGGCTGCAATGGGCAAGCAACAATGGTATCTGTCCCGAGGTGATGGCGTTCGCTAAGCAGACCCCCGAGATATTCGACTGCTACGTCGACCTAGAGAAAGGTGCCAAGAACCCATACATCTTCAACCCGATGGCGGGCGTGGTGCGTGGCTTCTGTTCCCCGCGTTCTTTGGCTAAGGCAAGCAACATCATTGCCCAGCGTGCGGTACTCGGCTCGGCGGTTTTACCAGCGCTGGCTGGCACCATCGGTGAACCTGCGGCGCGTCAGATGGAGGCCCTGATTAACTTGGCAGATCAACTGCCCCTGTTCGAGCAGATCGTCAAGGCACCGAACACAACCAAGGTGCCCAAGGGTGCGGGTGCACTGTTCCTGCTGGCCTTTATGCTGGCTGGGCGTGTGACTGCTGACACTATGGACGCTGTGATGGAGTACGGCACCCGTATCAGCGAAGAGTCGTTCGAGGCGCATAGCCTGCTCATCATGACGCTGGCATCCAACAAGACCAAGGTCGGCATGGCATGTGGCAACCGCGCATTCACAACTGCCGCCAGCAAACTCGGTAAGTTCTTTTAATCGGAGGCAGCATGCTCATTACCGAACGCACAAGTGACGGACGCACCATCGTTCGTCTACACAAAGACTGGCACCCCGGACGTATTAGCTCGGGGTATGTACCACCACAACGCAACTACATGTTGACCGAGGAGGACTATCACACACAGCACACGCTACTCAAACAAGCAAAACTTATAACGGTTATAACTTCTGGAGCAACAACATGAACGTATCAGATCGAATCAAACGCGCTCACATCGCCATCATGCAGCACAAAGAATTCTGTGCAATGTCAGGCATCCTTGCATGCGGCAAGGTCGAGGTAAGTACAGCCGTGCCCACGGCGGCAACCAATGGCTGGGACGTAATCTACAACCCGGACTTCATCGAAGCCAACATGGCGACCGACCCTGAGCTGCGCTTGCTGGTGCTGCACGAGGCCATGCACAAAGCGTATCGGCACCTGACTGTGTGGAAGTACTTGTTCAAACAGAATGCACGACTTGCCAACATTGCGATGGACCACTTCGTTAACCTAAGTCTCATGGACACCGACGCAGGCAGCGGGTTCCTCAAGATGCCCAAGGAAGGCATACAGCCTGAGCCCAAGTACCGTGGCTGGTCAGTGTTGCAGATTTACACCGACCTCGAAGATGAAGATGACCCTGACAACCCAAACGGTGGGCAGGGGTTCGATGAGCATGACTTCGATGGGCCTCCGGGCGGTGACGCACCCACTGAGCAAGAGATCGAGAACGAGATCGGTCGTGCCATACGTCAAGGCGAGATGATTCGCAAACAACGTAGCAAAGGCGGTGCAGGCGGTTCGGACGGTATGTTCGGTGACCTGCTGGCACCCAAGGTGGACTGGCGCAAGGCGCTGCGTGACTTCATCACCGAGACGTGCTCGGGTCGTGACGAGTCGTCGTGGTCTAAGCCTAACCGTAGGTTCTTGGCCGATGATGTGTACATGCCATCCATGATGGGCGTAACCTTACGGGAATTAGTTGTCGGCTTCGATACGTCAGGCTCGGTGTTCGGTGGCAGTGAGATGACTCGGTTCGTGTCTGAGATCACGACCATCATCGAGCAAGTCAAGCCAAGCAAGGTACACATCATTTATTGGAATACCGAGGTAGCAGGGCATCAGACGTTCGAGGATGGGCAGTTCGCTGTGCAGAACCTCAAGCCCAAGGGCGGTGGCGGCACCGACGGTGCGGTGTTGTTCGACTACCTACGTGACAAGAAGATCAAGCCTGACGCCATCGTGCAGTTCACCGATGGCTATGTAGGTAACTGGGGTAACACTGACGTGCCTACCCTATGGGCCATCACAACGGACATGAAAGCTCCGTTCGGTACAACTATTCAACTGGAGGTGTGAGATGAATATCGAATGGAAGAACGCGACTGGGGTAATCGACTACCCCACTCTACACATCAACGGCATGCAAGTCGGATGGATAATCCCGTTCGGTGAGGGTGTGGTGGCACCCAAGCTGCGCGAGGCAATGCAAGGCCCGCCCGTCATCATCATTACCAAGACCCAAGAGGAAGCTAAGGCCGAGCTTGAGGGTGTATGCGTGGCCATACTTATTGGGCAGAGCTATGGAAGTAACTGAATTGAAAGAGCGCGATCCCAAAAGGTTTGAGAAAGAGTATTACAAGTGGACAGAATACGCCACTGACTACGACTGGTGGGACGACTTGTACGAGGATTTTACAACTGACTGTGCCAAGCTGGGTATACGGGTGAACGACATCACGTTTAGCGGTTTCTATTTACAAAGCGATGGCGCTGCATTCACTGGACGGGTGTATGTCTACGAGTGGATGGAGCACAAGGGGTTCGACGTAACGCACCCCGCTGCGTACTTGGCATGCCGAGACGACGGTAGCTACGTAAGGTTAGAGACAGGTAGGGGCAATAACATGCGAGCCAACCTAGAAGAGTACACCAACCAAACTGCGCCTAGTGGGATATTTACTGGGCTTGACCAAGAGGCGTGGGAGTACCTTGTTGAAGAACAAATCAGCGACTTAAGCCTTGAGGATGAGGTGCTGTCATTCTGCGAGGAGCTGGCACACAAGCTGTACATCGACCTGCGTGACGAGTACGACCACCTAACCAGCGAAGAAATGTTCATTGAACATTGTGAAGCTAACGAAGTAACTTTTGAGGAGAACGAAGATGAGATTCCTGCTTAGCGTTGACGGTAGAGATATGGTGCTCGACGAGCGCCAACTGCACGGCGTGATGTTCATTCTGGACAACTGCGAGGAGATACGTCAGGTGTACAAGGGCGACGGCAAAGGTAGCCGAGGCAGCGGCAATCAATACGTAGATGAACTGCAATCATTGGACCCGCGTGGCGTGTTTACCGTAAAGCCGCTGTCAGACAACTACTATGAAACATTGAAGCTGGTGGCCAAACTAGCTAAAGAATCGTAAGGTTACGGATATGTACTGGCAAATGTTTAAAGCTGACGAGGCCGATGGGAAACCCTTTCGGCTACACCTGCTGTCTGAGGAGGGAGACCCCGGGGCTGGTCCGGGCACATCTTTAGGGTTTGTGGAACAGATAGTGCGGAAGGACGCATGGGTGCCGAACGCCCTATTCAGCGTCCATATAAACGAAACTAACACGCGTGCTGAAGTACCCGACATCGAGACCGGCATGGCAATACTATTAATGAACGTGAAAGGAAACTGAGATGACTACTAACCATATCGCTGGCGTGGCCCGTGCTGCAATGCTCGTTGACCTGAACATTGCAATCTACTCGGGACGTAAGCAAGACCGCACAACGCAAGCCGAGGTCACACTGGCCAAGGGCTCAGGCTCTAAAAAGGCTGCCTCGGTGTACAAAAATCTCTTCGCCGAGTGCAAAGAACTGGACGCCATCACAAAGTTCCAAGCCCGTGCACGTAGCGAACACTACCGATTGACGATGCCTTGGAACGACCGTGGTGCGCGACTATTGCCCACTGTGTCACTGCTGGACTACAAGCAGGTGATGAACCGGTATCAGCAGGAGTTTCAGTTGCTGGTCGATGCGTTCTTGATTAAGTACTCGACGCTGGTGGCAGCCGCTGCGTTTCAATTGGGTACATTGTTTGATCGTGCCGAGTATCCCGATGCTGCACAGGTAGCACGTAGGTTTCGTATGGACATTGCGTTTGTGCCGCTACCAACATCCGGTGACTTTAGGTTAGATGTTGAGAGCGAGGTACAGCGAGAACTTATGGAGCAGTACGACCGCAGGCTGGAGGAGCAATTGGCATCGGCTACCAAGGACTCATGGACTCGACTGTACGAGGCCCTCCAACGACTTAGTGAACGACTCACCGTGGACGAGGACGGCAAGAAGAAAATCTTTCACGACACCATCGTGACCGGCGCTGTGGAGCTATGCGAGTTGTTGACCGCCATGAACGTGACGCAAGACCCGCAGCTGGAGTCAGCAAGAAAGCAATTACAAGAGGTACTACTTGGAGTCACGCCTAAGGAACTCCGTGACGAAGACGGCACTCGCGTGCTGACTAAGCAGAAGGTAGACCAAATCTTGTCCGCTTTTGACTGGGGTGATGATGCGTAAGCCGTCCGTAAGGTTACGGAAATACGATGTGGCTTTCTTTGACTGGGGACAAGATGAGTAACGGAACGAGTATGAATGAACGTGAAGTTAGGTATCAGGAGGATGGCGATGCGTGGCACACAACCATATACAACAATGGCAATACCTCCCACAACGATGGGAAGCTAGGTACTCAACCCGTATGGCTTCAAACAATCTTAGACGTGGCCAAGGTGGGGGGCCACTTCTTGAAACCGCTGTACGAAGGACCGCCCCTTGCCATTCTGTGGTTCGAGATAGATAAAGACTTTAACTTACTGGAGATTACTTTCCCATGATGTATGAAAACATGACTAACGAGGAGCTTCTAAAAGAAGTCTATCTAACACAGCACAAGGACAGACTACTAACCCTTGTGTGCGAACGCCTTGAGATGGTGATGCGGGATTTAACTGATGCTCTTGAATACGAGAAGGAGGTAGACGAATTGAATGGACAACTAGCTGACCAAGATGAATACATACATGAGTTAAACGAAAAACTTGACGCCCTTGAAACCCAACTTGACTCCCTTACTAACAACGACGGATATTACCCATGACAACTGAACTAGGATTAAAAATGCAAGAAGCTATTGAACGCGCCGAAGCCCGCAAGGCAATAACGCAGTGGGAACAACCTACTATCACTACGTCCGTATCCGAAGCCACCTTCAACATGGTGCGCGACAACCCCGGCAAAACCAAAACGCAAATCGTAGACCTACTGGCTGTCTCGGGCTACAAAACTACGTCGACCACGTCACTGCTGTCCATAATGACAAGGTACGGCATCATCACCTACAACGAAGACAAAACCCTGCGTGCGGTGAGTGACAAATACAAATCCCGTGCTGAGTTTGCAGATACTAAAAAGCGTAAGGTTACCCGCATAATTCGGAGACCTGATGCTGTAAACCACCCTGAGCACTACAAGGTAGGCGGCATCGAGACCATCGACTTCATTGAGGCCAAGCAACTCAACTACAACCTCGGCAACGTGGTCAAGTACATCACTCGTGCAGACCACAAGGGCAACCAACTCCAAGACCTGCAGAAAGCGCAGTGGTACTTGGCTCGTGAGATTGAGCGGGTGCAATCATGAGAGCGGCTATCTCCTTCTTATCGGCCCTTGGCTTCTACGCCCTGCTGATGTTCTGCTTCGGCTACCTATACGCATCCATCCCTCTGGTGAAGGAACATACCTGCACCGCCGATTTTATAGATAGGGTTTTCAAATGACTTGGCCCTTTCCGCCCCACCCGATGCCGGTGCCAGCTAACGCGCCGCCAATGAAGTTCAACCCTGACAACCATGAGGACGCATTGATATGACGCAAGATGAAGAAATAAAACGCCAAAACGAAAAGATTGAATTCCTTGCCCGAACCAATATGCTGTACAGCGACTGGGAACACCGAAATAACCAAGTGACCAGCGATTTAATCCGCAAGGGTATTGAGGAAGCGAAGATAAATGCGGAGTTACGGGCGGAGATTGAACAACTTAAACAGCGTGATTGGTACGACTTGACAGGCGCGGAAGTTAAATCAATTAGGGACGACGCAAAGTCAATAGATGATGCAATATACATGGCAGAAGCCGCATTACGGAGTAAGAACACATGAAAGTAAAAGAACTGATTGAAAAGCTGCAAGCGTTTGACCCCGAGCTTATAGTGGTACGCCCCGGCTACGAAGGCGGCGTAACGGAAGTGGGATACGCCACTGAAAAACTGCTTGCGCTTAACGTCAACGAAGAGTGGTACTACGGTGAGCATGACGAAGTAGAAGATACCACCACATGGCCCAAACACGAGCATGCACACGCGGTGGAGTTGTCATGAAACTCTATAACGTACCAATAAATAGCACGATCAAACTAGATGTTGGCATAGTGCTTAAGTTCCATCACATTGATGGGATGTTTAGCGTATGCACTGACGCCGACGGTAACGTATGGCATATATCAGCAAGCGCAGAAGTTGAAATAGTAAAGGACGCATTGATATGAAACTCGCAGCAGGCAACCCCAACCTGATGAAGGTCAACAAGCCAACCGGGCTTGGCTCGTTTGCATTTACGACGGGTGACAAGGCCCACATAAAAGAGCGCACTGGCTTTCGGCCATCGGTCAAACCGCCGGACGCAGTTCCTGCGCCAAGAATGAGTTTATGGGAAAGAGGAATTTACGAGCCGCCAAAGAACGAGTATGTTCGCCCTGGTGCAAACGATTTTCTCAACATTAAGGGCAGGGGGTTCTGATGACTAAAGATGAAGCATTGAAGTTGGCGATTGAAGCGTTGGACTCTGAGAATCCAGACATCCAGTTGAGGGCGGCACTTGCCCTTCGCACCGCACTAACACAGCCAGCGCAGGAGCCTGTGGCGTGGCTAATGTACAAAGGAACACACAAAGATTCATTCTGGCTTGACAAGGGGGACGCTTACAACTTTGAAATGACGCCAGAACATAGATGGGAACCTCTTTACACCACCCCACCACAGCGCCCGTGGGTAGGGCTGACGGATGAGGAAATTGAAGACTGCGTGGAAATGGGCATACAGAAGACATGCCGCGCCATTGAAGCTGCATTAAGGAGTAAAAACACATGACACCCGCAGAGCTACTACACACAGATGCCGCAAGGTATGCGACCAACCGAAAAAACGCTTACATTGAAAAGATGAAAAGCAAAGATGTTGCCTACTTGAGTGAAGTCGAACTCAATGGTATTTGGCTCGCCCACTATGAAGGTTATCGAGAGGGTTATTGGGTTGCCACTGGTGATGCTAAATTTACAACAGACCCTGCCAAGCTCAAGGAGAAGAACACATGAACCAACGAGACAAAGAACTTGCACGACAAGCGGGCTTGCGAGCGTACCAAGAAAAAGCGCCGGGACTTGATGGCATGGTTGGAGGCTGGGAAGAGTTTAAATGCTTTGCAGACCTCATCCGCGCCGACGAGCGTGAGGCGATTTTAAAGCTGGCAGATTCTTTGGGTTGGGTCAGCGTTGATGACATCCGAGCAAGGGGGAACACATGAACGAACAGTACCAAAAACTGATTGAGAAAGCTGGGTTTCATATTAGTAAACCAATGGTGGTTGGTTATGTATGGTGCAGTGATGAATACCCAATTGATGAAGAGCTTATAAATTTAATCAATGTTGTTTGCTCTTATGAGCGTGATGCTTGTGCGAAGGTGGTCATTGATATTGCCAAAGATGAAAGTTCAATAGCGCTTGTGTTGGAAGCTGTTGCTGATGCAATCCGAGCAAGGGGGAACACATGACTGAGCAACGCTACTTTGCAGGCGGGCAGGAGTTTTTGTACCCCCACGCTGGCGACCCGCCAGCACCCCTAGATACTAAAGTGCTTTTATTGTCTAGAGGTGGTATTTGCACCACTGGATACTGGGGAGCAAGTTGGTGCCTTGGTTGGCTGCCGCTACCGAAGCGCAATACCGAGAAAGAGGATAAGAAATGAAACAACTACGCTGGAACCCCAAGCCCTGCGCACTGGGTGTATCAGGCACTGCCAAACTGGTAGCAAACTATGACGACGATGACAGGCACCACAAAATCCGCATGGCCGCACTGATAGCCGAGCTACGGGACTTGTCCGTCGTTAAAAACCACCATATCACACGAGATCAAATAATGCAGATGTACGACGCGGCTATGGAAAAGAAATGACAACCTACCACCCAATAATACGCGACTTACTGAAGTTAAAAGATGATGGATTAACAACAAAAGAAATAAGCGACACGCTGAAAATGGGTAGAAACGTTGTCCGAATCGCGCTTCACAAAATGCCTGATGCCTATATAGACCGATGGCTTTGCGCAGAAAACCCGAGCACACCACCGGAAGCTGTCTGGTGTGTTGTAGTGCCCCCTGAAAATTGCCCTAAACCCGAAAGAACCAAATGATATTACTCAATGACCTCCAACGCCAAACCCTCCGCGATCTCAGCGACGTGAGCGAAGGCAAAAACTATACGCAAGAAAACAAGGCGCTTGAGATTTACCTCCAGACGATACGTGATATGTACCCCGAAAAGTTTCATTACACTAGAAGCGACTTAGAGAAACGCGTGTTCGTCGACGCCCCCACCTCCATAATCCCCCACGCACGATCAATACGCCCCCGTAGCCAGTCCCCTTACTTGAAAGATGTTAAATGAAAGATGCCCCAAACTTCGCAGCATGGAACCTAGACACCCTAGCCAAATTTGCAAAGGACGCCTACGTCCGTATGCGGGAGCAAGAGATGGCGCTTGAGCAAGCCCAGCGCGACCTAAAAGACGCAATGGTGCAGTTACGCAAAGCTATGTGGGAAAGTAGTAAGTGACACCCGAAGCCAAGGTCAAAGCTAAGATACATGCTGCGCTTAAGGCGCAGGGTGCGTATGCTGTGAACTACATAGGGGGGCTGCACGCTAACAACGGCACCCCCGACATCCTCG